TCTTTTGTCCAAAGTTCACAAGACCTGCGCCTACAAAGAATGTAATTGGGTTAACTTTTACATTGTACAATGTATCGCGTTGGCCTTCATTTAGTGCCACTGATTGGAATTCACCTTCGTCAGTTAGATAACCAACAGATGAAGCGTTAGTAATACCACCACGACGTGTACCTGCTGGGAATGAAACTTGATCGCTTAGAGCAATCATACGCATAATCATATGACTTGGCGGAACAATTATGTCTCGGCCAGCGTTGTCGCTGGTAAAGCCCCATGGATAGAAAACGCCTAGATATTCATCACTGCTTACAAGACCTTTTTCATTGTCTTCTAGTGCCAGTGCGGCATTTGTACCCCAGTTGTTAATTGTTGTAGCATCTGGTGTTAAACGTGCAGGTGTATCACCGATTACGAAAGATGTTAAACCACGATCGTAGTTTAGACTGATCATTTCGCCGATTAGTTCTGGATAACCTGGGCAAGCCAACAAGTTAAATCCGTTACGCTCTGTGTCGCGAATTTCTTGATTGCTGTTTACCAATGCTTGGATGCTTTGTAGAACAACTTTACGTTGTGCAAAACGTCCAAACGATCCACTGCCATCTGCTTGGTTAGCACTTTCTGTAACCCAACGATGTGGGTAATAGTTTTCCATGCTGTCGCCGCTGGTAGGTGCATCGCCGTTGTCGCTTTCACTTGCTTTGTAACGTAGGTTATCATCAAGTGTGTTAATGTAGTTCTTTTTAAACTTCTTAACGTTAAATCCACTTCTACGTAGATTCCATAGCAACATACCACGTGGATATAATGCTGGATCCGGTGCGTCAAAGTCTAAGAAATTACTAACTAGTAGTTCTTGGATACTTGCTGGATCTGATGTTAGTCCATCTTCGTTCCAACGTGCATCTGCAAATAGTACACCGTTTTCAGTTGTTTGATCGCTCTTATCTAGCAATATCCAACGTTTGTTTGTGTAATCATAACGTTTAATTGCTGGGTAATTAGCGATGTTGCTGGTGTCGATCCATAGATCGCCTTCTTCTAACACAGTTCCATCACTTTGCTCTACTGGCTCGCTGGCAGAAACAATCGGTCCTGCCGGGCTAGTAACACCAGCACCGCGTCCGTGGTCATAGTTCTTATAACCAACCCATGTATTTCCGTTGTGTACCATAACATCTACTTCATCGACTACACTGCTGTACCATAGTGCGCCATCAGCAACTAGTGTCTGTGGATTGTCATTGCTGATATAGTAACTCTGACGCACAACATTGGCAGTGTCAGGAGTAATAGTCATTGGAATCCAGTTACTAGCAACATACTGGAATACACCACCGCTGCCGAATCCTAATTCAACTCCGCTGGCATTTTGTTCACGAACTGCATACACGTTACTGTTTTTATCAAACTGTAAAAGTGTGCCTACAAATGAACTGCTGTCTTCGAAATCTGCAAAACGGATTTCTCCACCAGTACTGTGAGTTATTACCACACGATTTAAATTGTCAACACTGGCTATGATATTTGTAAATGCGGCGCCGTTGATTGCTTCTGCAATTCTTTCGCTGTCTACGGCATTACCTTGCACTGTTATTTCAACTGCTTTGTTGTTTAATGTAGCACTTCCAACTAGACTTTCGCCCATTTGCATTGTATATGTACCAGCAGTGATTCCAGCAGAAGTGATTTCTTTACTGCGAATTACTGTTTCACCTGTACGGAAACGGCGTAGCACACGGAATTCTGCTTGCGGAGAACTGTGTTGATCAAAGTTATATTCTACAAATGCACTGTTTAATGGAATATTAATACCACCGCCAGTCTTGTCTAATTCAGCAAGTGCTGATTGTGCGTTTGCGTAAACTGGAGATTCAACGTTGGCCCATAGTTGGGTACTTCCGTTGTATTTCTTAACTCTCCAACGTGCTCCTGCATTTGGTTCTGTGATTTTAATCCATACAGATCCAGTTGGACGAGGCTCACTGTCTCTTATTTTATAAGATGGTAGTTGAGTGTGCTTGGAAATCTGTAGTTTAGGAGTATAGTAAGTTTTAGCAGGATCAATGGATAAAGTGCGACCTGCAATAAGTGTACCGGTTACTTTTAAACTTGCACCATCGCAGAAAAATTCTAAAACACCATTAGCATAAGATGCTGTAACACCTGCATTAGCATCAGTAACAGCGGCAGCAACTTGTGCTAAACTTGTTGCTGTTGCCATACCAGTTACCGGTGTGCCTACAGTGGCACCATCTAAAAATAAATTTAGATCATATGTGCCTGCTACCCAAGATGCTGTAGATCCTGCACTGGCTGTAATTGTTGGGTGACTAGAAATCCAATCCGGACTACCAATTTTAACCCAATCACCTGCACGATTTTTGTAATAGAATGAAATTTCGTGGCTGGTAGATTGATCAACGTTAGAAGTATTATCTTCTTGTTCAATGTCATCTAGTGCGTTTGTTCCTACGGCTACTGCGTAATCACCAATACGTCCAACACTGGACTTGGGACCTGTTGCAGTTAACTGACTTGCTTCTAAAACGATCAACGGAGTCTTAGAAACAAAACTTTGTCCATTACGTGTGCTGGCTGGTGCGGCATTCCATTCAAAAATACCCCATTGTGTTGTGCTGGTATCTAGCCAGAATGTACCGTCTTGAGGATCTCCGCCAGGTGCGTCTGCTGATGGATCGAGCGCACTTAAATCGATGTCTGCACGAGCAATCAATACTGAGTTGGCCACGCCTAAGAAACTGTATGCGGCTTGCAGGCCAAACTCATTTAATTCGCCTGCGTGAATTGGGTTGTTGTTATTGTCAACACGGAAAGTTGGATCTCCAAACAAGTCTGCTAGTTCTCTTTGACTTGTTACAGTATAAACTTTTCCAGCATTGGTTGTTAGGGTACCTTGGGCTGTGCCGGTACCTGAAGCATTTCTTTTGTTGGCTGCTGAAGCAACGATAACTAGTGGTCTAGTACCTGGTTCAGCAGGTGTGTAAAAACTTTCGTCGATTACAGAAACCTGTACGCCTGGTGAAGTTAAAGCCATTTTAGTGGTCTCCTTTATTACTCATAATATTTAGCGTAACTTAGTAGAAAGAGCCCGTTATAACATCTAGAAAAGGGTACGAAAAGGGCGGTTGCTAAATACCGTATGCGTCCTTTATGTAAAACTTGTGATTCAAAGCCTTGTGCAGTGAACTACTACAAGGGAAAGAAAGTATTCTACAGGAGCCAGTGTGACAGTTGTGCTAGAGGTGCCACGCCTAAGAAGCCCAGGTGGTATCAACTAGGTTATAGGCAAAAAGATTTTTGTGAAAAGTGTGGGTTTAAAAGTAAAAACGCAAAGGTCTTTAATGTATTTCACATAGACGGAAATTTAGATAACTGTAGACCCACTAATCTAAAAACAGTATGCGCCAACTGTCAACGCATACTGCACCAAGAAGGTGTCAAGTGGCGGCAGGGAGATTTGACACCAGATTTTTAATTGCTAGATATAGGTCGTCAATACTGCCGTTGTTGTCTAGTTCTGCGTCAAATTTTGTGCCTACCCATGCTGTTTCACTAGCGTGAATTTTCATGCTTTCTAATTTAGTTTTACTAGAAGACCACATTATATTGCCGTCGGGTCCGCGATTTACGTTTACTGCGGCATCATACCAGTCGGGCAATGCACCTCGTTTGATCCACACAATTCTACCGCCTGCACGGCGAATACTGGCAATTTCGTTGGGGAAACGGCAGTCGCTAATTACAATGTTATCTGAAGAATTACGCAGTTTATTTTCTAGGCTAGCAATCCATGTGTCATCGTGAAAGCCTCTTCGGCATACTTCTGTACCCCAGTATTGTAGTACCCAGCGTGGAGTTAAGTTAGGCATATTTAAGCGTTCTGCCCACCAAGGATCTACTTGTTCACGCCATTCACGAGCAGTTTTTGTGCGGCCTTCCAGCATTGTACGATCCCAGCCAAATACTGCGGCAACTGCGTCTTTTAATGTGTTGGCAAAACTTTCTCTGCGAAATTCGTGAAAGTTGACTAGATAGTCAGCAACTGTGTCTTTGCCTGAACCAATAAAACCGCACACACCTATAATCATAGCGTCTCCTTAGATAACGCTAGTATATAACAGTTTTATTACAAGGTCAAATTATTTTTAGCCAATAATAAATGTATAGCCACGTCCGCCAGCAACTTGAGTGATCAGTTCTGCTTCCAATTTTTCCATTTCAGCAGTGCCTTCAGATTTCATAGCCGAGCCATTAAGTGCTGTGCCGCCTTGAGGGCCGGCAATTTGTGCAAACTTTTCACGGGCTTGCCCTAGCATAAGTTTACAGTTGGCCAAGGTATAATCTTTAATCCATTGTGTAGCGTAGACATCATTAAGAATACCGATGTCAGGACGATAGTTGTAGCAGTAAAGCATTAGTTCTTCGTCACTGTTACGTGGACGTTGTAGTAAAGTTAATTTATGACTTTGACTGTGCCATTTGAATTCGATAAAACTACCAAACATACGCCCAATCATTTCTTGATATTGTGCAAATAATTCGTAGGTCAATATGCCACCCATGTTACTACTGCTTAACAAATAAGTGTTTGTGTAGGCCAAGTTGAACGGTTCAAAAATAGTGCCGCCCTGGCCGCTGCCAGTTCTCGAGCCAATACTGCGTCGGAATATCTGACGAACTTCAATGACTTCTTTAGGTAGAATGTAGGTATTTTGATCTTGTACAGTAGTTAAGAACATATAACTTTCTTCTACTGAACTATCGCCACGCTGACGATACTTGCCCAGTGCTCTACTTAATGCTGTTTCGTAGTGTACTGGGTCAAGTTCAACATCGATCATTCCGTCGCCCAACATGGCTTTACAGTAGTTGTAAACTTCTGTTTTAGCCTGTTGTAGTTCGTTAATTTCTGTAGTTGGCATGGGTTATCTCTTTAGTATATTTACCGTTCTTTAATCCCATAGTCCGCCAGTTTGTTTCCAAGTGCCGTCTGTAAAGATCAGTGTACAGATTCCAGTGTTATTGATATTGGCAAATCCAGCATTAGTTCTAAACGGACGCAGTGGGTTAATACCATCCGGATTATCTACAACTACTATTACAATTTCAGAATCAGTTTCGGGACTTCTAACCAAATACATGATCTGTCCTTCAACACCGTCTGCCAGTGTATAATTACCATCTGTTAGTTTGTTAATAGTCTTGGTTAAGTCTATGGCTGTAAACCCTTGGTCGACTGCGTCTACATTGATAGTTGTAGTCTGTCCCGGAGTATCACCTAGATCCCCACTAGTCAGTTGACCAATAGTATCATTCACAGCATAAGATGTAGTTGAACTAATATTGATATATCCACTGATGCTACCACTAGACACTGTTACTTCAAATGTCACGCCACCTCGAGTAAATGGACCGTATGTGCCATCCGCAACGCCTAACCCAGTCATACCGCCGCCCAAGATTGAAGGTATACCAACGTCGTTAAGGACACCAGTTTTGGCCACTGTAGTAACACCAGGATAAGCAGTGGTTTGAATTGTACCGTCTGGGAATGTAACTGCCGAAGTTGTAAAAGAAAACGTACTTCCTCCAAAGGTCAATGTCAACGCAGTTGCGTTATAACTAAACGGAAGAGTATCTCCAGACACGAAAGTATAGTACAAGTCATTTCTATTTGGTGCTACAGGATCACCGCCAGAAAATTCTGTAAACGATACTACGGTGTTGTAGGTAGTTCCATCAACAACTGTATTAACTGTAAATTCTGTTCCCGCTGTTAATGTTGCTAAGAAGTTATAGAATTGAGTACTGATAGGGGAAGGTGTAAAGTTAGGAGCACCTGTGTTGCTTTCTACTCTAATATAACCGGTGCCGTTGCCATAATCTCCAATAATAGTTCCTGTGAAGTCTGTGCCTAGAGCGAATACTGAATTGCTTGCGGCAGGAATCACTACACCACCAGTATAGGCCGTTGTCTGTACAGTATTATCTGGGAATGTTAGATCGCCACCTTCACTAAATGTCCATCTGCGTAGTGTTGAGTCTGATAGGTTGATGTCAATGTTGATGTTGCCTTCACTAAGGATATCGCCGGGGACAGTTAAATTACCATCTGTGCCAAATGTCCAAGTGCTGCCGTTGGCACCAATTTCTACACCCTGTGTACTTGGTAGTTTAACATAGTTGTCGTCATCGCCGAAGAATAGATCAACAATGTCTGGACTATCCTTCATTATGTGGAAATGACTTTCCCCGCCTGCACACTCTGCTAGGTTGCCCAACAATATTGTGCCACGGGTTGTGGTTATAGAAATGCCACCATCTACTGTGGTACGCACATTGTGATCGTCTGTGCCCAAGATGATACTGGTCACTGACAAATCACCTGTGGTCAAGTGTAGGTGATGGTCACCTTCAAAAGTGGGTGCGCTGGCATTGATCAAGCCTGATTCAACACCTGTATTATTAGGGTCGTAGTTGTTGTCTTCAGGTGATACACGCACAGTAAATTCATAGGCGTCACTGTCGATGAGAATAGTAAATTCGCCACCGGTGCCAGTTAATGCCACCGTACCAGAATTTGAATCACCTATGCCAGCATCGGTTGGATAGATCCACCAGTATAGTGTTTGATCAGCATACGTATCTGAATATACCGAGAAAGTGAGAGTATCACCGACTTGAGCAGTATTGACATAATAATTTATGTTTATACCATTATCAGTATAATTGTAAGAGCCGCCACCTTTGATCACCAACTTCTGGCTGGCCACGGTGGGGCTTGCTGGTGTAAGTTGAATAGTTGGATTGCTGGTAACATACCCTTCTGTGATAGTACCGCCCTGAGGTAATGTTAAAGTACCAGTTGAACCTAATACCAGTTGGTTAGCACCGCTGACCAATCGGTCACTGCCGCCCTCTGTGTACAGTGTGCCTATCAAGAATCCGCTGACTTCTGTGGTCAGTGTCACTGTGCCGGTGGTGATGTTTCCAGCATTGTCTGTGTCGGTCTTGCCTGCGTCAACCACTGTGATATCGCTGGCTGTGCCGTTTAAAACACCGCTGAATGAGGCTGCTTTGAAATCCCAGTCGCCTACGGAAAATACATCTCCACTAGCCGAGACCTGAACCACTGTGGCCTGTGGTTCTCCACCGTTTGGGAGATCACCAAATCCTCCGCCAAGTAGCACATACCCGTCTTTGACTGCTATGTTACTACCACCACCGTCGGCGAAAAAGATGCCACCGGCAAATGACCAACCTGTGGTATTGTCTATGAGTCTTTGCCATTCTACTGTGCCATCAATGCCATATTTGGCCGCGACCCAAGTGTACTTACTATTGGCATCGTTGCCAGTCATACCTGACAAGTACAGTTTGTCATCAGCACCAACTACCACGCTGACGCCAAATGTATCACAGTCACCTGTTACTCTTCTGCTCCACTGTTTAGCACCCGTGCCGTCCAGTTTCAGTATGCTTAGGGCACTGGTTGTTCCTCCATCAAAACTATATTCATAACTGCCTGTTACATAGATGTTTCCGTCGCTGTCAATGTCAGCATCTGCCCCCGAGCAGTCAAAGCCCTCATCAAACAGTATGGCCTTTTGCCACTGTATAGATCCTGCGCTGTTGTACTTGACCACCAACATGTGATCGTCTGTATTATTAGCGGCCAGTGTGGCTACTTTGACTACCATATCGTCTGTACCGTCTGCGCCACCAAGGGCTGAACCTAAAATAGTAGCAACTGTGCCATCCACTGTTCTGCCGCCTTCTGTGTCACTAATGTTGGCAAATGTTGGAACACCTGCCGCAAAACTAACATCAAACTCTAGTGCGCCGGCTAACGCTCCTGTTTGATTTATTGTCCAGTTAGCGTTGCTTACTGGGTCTGCGTATAATGTTGCGGCAGCATCAGTGACACCCAACTGCTCCATATAACCAATGGCCACCACTTCACCTGTAGGACCCACTGCCATACCGTAGGCTTCTTCGTCGGCCTGACCGTCCAGTGCTCTTGACCAAATGATTGAGCCGTCTGCGGCATCTACCTTGGTAGTGGCAACATAGTCATCTGTGCCGTTGCTGGCATATCCAACCATAACCGGGTCACCGTCTGAAGCCACATCCACTACTGAACTTTGACTATTGAATCCAAAGTCGTAGATCTTGCTCCATAGTACACTGCCATCAGTGCTGTCAATTTTGGTCAAAGTGGCATTGCCCTGTTCTTCAACATCTGTCTTGCCTGCTACATATATCGAGTCACTGTCGTTGTCCACTGCCAGCCCCCAACCGTCTGTGTAAAATTCATCGTCAAATTTTGCTGTCCATATCTTGGCGCCTGTGGTGGTGTACTTACCCACGGAATAATAACTACCACCACCATCGTCGTTGAAATGATTGAACAAGGCAATCACATTGCCCGCTGAATCGTATTCCACGCTGATTGCTAGTGACACAATGTCTGTTGGAGCACCGTTTTGAGTTTCAAATGTCTGTACCCATATATTACTATCACTTGCGCCACCGCCCAATACTGAGTTACCTTCGCTGTCAACAATGTCGCCACCTGCGGGTAGTTTTAGATCACCATCTGTGCCAAACAACCATTTTTTCTGCTGATCGCTGGTAGTATTGTTGGCCCAAATGCCTACACCGTAGGAACCTTCTATGCGAGTTGGATTGTCTCCATCGTCATCCTCTTGTGGCTTTAATACCAATCTGCTTTCACCGGGGCCGCCTTGTTCACTGGTTTCAATGTAGATATCTGTACCAGACTCTACATCAATTGTATTGCCATCAAAAGTAAACGAACCTAAGTCAGCACCTGCTAAAAGGTCATCACCAGTCATGGCGTCACGGATGGTCTTGCCTGGTGGAATGTGTAAATCACCATCTGTGCCAAAACGCCAAGTATAACTGAGGCCTGATGCGCCAAATGAAACTGTTTCACCCTCATCAAGAAATCCAGCGGTAATATCTTGAGCAACATGGATTTTCCAGTAGTTGCCAGGTTCTTCAACAACGTCTGTAATTGTGGCAGTTATGGGTGTTCCCCATGATGTGGTCACTGTGTCACCTACGCTAACAGCGGAGCCCAAGTTAGGATAGGTGTCGTGGTCAATAAAGAAACGCCAAACGCCACCTGGTGGCACAAGTTCATCTACTTCATTAACTTCAACATTCTGCGGTCCAAGGCTTCTGTTGTTTGTGCCAATCTCCACACCAAATTGAGCAGTTGGGTTGAGTTCATATCCAGGTAATTTAACATAGTTGTTGTCGTCACCTAGGAACAGGTCACTAGCGGGCGGATTACTGTTACTACCGTCAAAGGCAATGTGGAAGTGTTGTGCTACACCTGGCACTTCCATGTCAGTACCCATGGCCAATGTGCCTCTATTGGTGGACAGTATCAGTCCGTCACCGTTTGTGATAGTGTCTTCGCTAAATGTAAAGTCGCCAGTGTTAGCATTGCCACCGCCAGTGTAGGCTGTGGTCTGTGTAGTACCATCTGGGAATTCTAAACTGCCATCACCGCGGAAGGTCCATTCGGATGTATCAGTATCTTCTGAATCAGTGCGATCATATGATATAATTCGCAGGCCGCTACGATTATTATCTTGCCACGCTAATTGAATTCGACCTCGATTTAGTTCTGTTTCATCATTGGGATTGCCAGTGTAGGCTCTAATGAGACTAGTGTCTTCACCAAGAGGCATATTGATCCAACGCACACTAGTATTGGCACTTTCGGTACTGTCTATGTAAATGTGTCCGCCATCGACGCCGCCGACAACAATGTCGCCAGGAGCGGTTAATGTACCAGTCTGTCCAAAGTTCCAAGTATAACTACTGCTGTCCTCACTGTTGACTGTGATGTTGATGCTATCGTTGCTGGTTAGGCTATCGCCTGCGCCACCGCCAATTTCACTGCCCGCATCGCTGTCATCAGGGTCTTCCGCTTCGTTTTCTTCACCAGGATTGACAACTTTAACAGCACGAAGTTTACCAGCAACGTTGGTAAGTTTAATATTGTCAAGATAGATACTGCCACCTGCGGTGTAAACGTGTCGCCATTGATTTGTAGGACTACCTAGGTCTCTGGTGTTATCAGTATCTGGAACGATATTAGTTGCTACAGACGAAAAATCAGTAACTTTGTCGTCCCAGTATGCTAGACTAT